AAAAGACAATCAAGAGGTCATTTGTCTTGATAATTTCCATACTGGCAAAAAAAGAAATGTTGCCCATCTAATTGGTCACAAGAACTTTGAACTGATTAGACATGATGTAATTGAGCCCATACTGCTAGAAGTTGACCGTATTTGGCATTTAGCTTGTCCAGCAAGTCCTGTTCAGTACCAAATAAATCCTATAAAGACCATAAAAACTAGCTTTTTTGGGACATATAATATGCTTGGATTAGCAAAAAGAGCAGGTGCAAGAATACTTTTTACCAGTACATCTGAAATTTATGGTGACCCACAGATCCACCCACAGCCAGAATATTATCTCGGCAATGTTAATACCATTGGACCTCGTGCTTGTTATGACGAAGGAAAAAGAATATCTGAAACATTAATGACCGATTATAAAAGAGTAAATAATGTACAGATTCGTATTGCTCGTATATTTAATACCTATGGACCTCGAATGTTAAAAAATGATGGGAGGGTAGTAAGTAACTTTATTACACAAGCATTAGCTAGTAAACCTATTACTGTTTATGGAACTGGATCACAAACAAGATGCTTTTGTTATGTAGATGATATGATTGCTGGCTTGAAAAAGCTTATGGATTCAGATTGTACAAAACCAATAAATCTAGGCAATCCTGTAGAGATTACAGTTAATGAGTTAGCAATGCGTATTACAAATAAAATTAATGCTGCTCTGCCACACGTAAATTTACCATTGCCAGAAGATGACCCACAGAGAAGAAACCCAGATATTACATTGGCAAAAGAAACCTTAGATTGGTTGCCAACAGTATCACTTGATGATGGACTAGAAGAAACAATAAATTATTTCAAGTCATTTAAAAAAATTACTTGGAATAAGGAGGCTGCTTATTAATGGGAGTTTCAGTATTTGAGGTTGAGCATAATGGATTGTTTTATGGTTTTGAATACTGCTCAGGGCATCAATGGTTACATCACACAAAATGGCCTGATGGTAAATCAAGTTACACACTTTGTACTGGTTCTGGCCACACATTGCAATCAGCAAAAGAAGCTGCACAACAACATATTATTGCTTGGTACAAAGATCCAGAGGGTTATCATGTTGACGATAAATATGTCGACATGAATAATAAGTACATTAAAAAAATGCAAAAACGCAAGGAGGACTTAGGTATGGTAACTTCAACAGAATGTAGCTTATCAGAGCTAAAACCATATAAAAACAATTCAAAAATTCATCCAGAACAACAAATAAAAAATATTGTTGCTTCAATTAAACAATTTGGATTTACACAGCCAATTGTTTGTGATGAGAAAAAAACTATTCTTTCTGGACATGGAAGATACGAAGCTGCAAAACAAATGCAGATTGATGAAGTTCCAATTCGTATAGTAGAAAATTTAACTGATGCACAAAAAAAAGCTTATGTTATTGCCGATAACAAAATTGCAGAACAATCTGAATGGGATGAAAGCAAGGTACTAGAAGAACTAGGTAATATATCAAACTTGGATGATTTGCACCAAGATATTGTAGATCTATTGGATTTTAATACATTTTCTTTTTATACAGTTAGACAAATGGCTGTTGCAGATTTAAAGCCACACCCAAAGAACTATAAATCACACCCTGCAGATCAACTTGAACATTTAAAACAATCAATAACTGATAATGGAATTTATCGAAATGTAATTGTAGCAAGAGATAACACGATACTAGCAGGGCATGGTGTTGTAAAAGCTGCACAGTCTTTAGGACTTTCTTCTGTACCAGTGTTGAAATTGGAACTTGAATCAGATAGTATTGAGGCTGTTAAGTTACTAACAGCCGATAACGAAGTTTCGCATTTGGGCGAGGTTGATGATCGTGCTTTATCTAATATCCTCAAAGAGATCATGGAAAAAAGTGATCTTTTAGGTACTGGCTATGATGAAATGATGTTGCAGAACTTGTTGTATGTTACAAGACCAGCATCAGAAATAAAAACTACAGACCATGCTGCTGAATGGTTAGGTATGCCTGATTTTGAAATATCTGACCCTGTAAAAAAATTACACGTTAATTTTGAAACATATGAAGACAAAAAAACTTTTTGCGAACAAAATGGCTTTGACTATGTAGAAAAAACAGATGAGTCTATTTGGTTTCCACAAAAAGAAAGAAGAGATATAACATCTGTTGGATTTGAGGTAGAAGATGAAGAAGCCTAATTATCCTGTATATGTCATATCAAAAGGTAGATATGATGCTTGTTTAACTGCAAACTTTTTACTGAAAGATCAAGTTGATTTTCGTATTGTTGTAGAACCACAGGAATTTGATAAATATGCCAAACGTTATGACCCGTCAATAATTATAAAAACACCATTTCAAAATCTTGGGTTGGGATCAATACCAGTTAGAAATTTTGTTTGGGAGCATAGTAAATCCATTGGAGCAAAAAGACATTGGATAATGGATGATAATATACGCAGTATTCATAGAAAGTATAAAAATACTCGTATTCGTTGTAATGCTAATGTTGGTCTTAGATGTTGCGAGGACTTTACTGACAGGTATACAAACATAGCAATATCAGGATTAAATTACGTTTCGTTTGCTATAAAACGAAATCAACCACCATTTCAGTTAAATGCTCATGTATATTCGACCCTGTTAATTGATAATTCATTGGATATAAGATGGCGTGGTAGATATAACGAAGATACTGATTTATGTCTACAAGCATTGTCGTTGGGATATTGCACTGTCAATTTTAATGCCTTTTTAATAGAAAAAATGCACACAATGACAATGAAAGGAGGTAATACAGACCAACTTTATAAGGGTGATGGTCGATTAACAATGGCAAGAAGTTTAGAAAAAATGTGGCCTAAAGTAGTCGAAACAAAAAGAAGATTTCAAAGACCACAACACGTTGTTCACAATAATTGGCAAAAATTTGATACACAGTTAATAAGAAGAAAAGAGATAGATTGGAAAAATATACAAAAAACAGATAATTATGGATTACGATTAGTTCAACTGAAACAACCAAAAAGTGGTTCACAAGAACTAAAAAAACTTTTTGATGAATAAATGGCAAAAAGATCTACAAAAAAAGAAGTAGAGTGGAGAGTCCGTAAAGTCGCTGCTCTGAAAGCTCGAAATACTATGCGATCAGAAATTGTCGCATATGGTGTTAGAGAATGGGGGGTGAAACCGAGAGCAGTTGATAAGTATATAAGTGCTGCAAACGAAGTGATGGCCACAGATTGGGATGTTGACAGGAGACAATTTACTGCTGATGTTCTTTCACAACTTAGTACATTGGCACAAGATGCTAGGAGAAATAACCAGCCACATATTGCTCTTGGCTGTATAAATACAATGGCAAAAGTTGCTCAGTTGTTATGAGTATCATTGATCGAGAAGGCAGAATATTAGAATCATCTACTGGTGCTGATTTATGTTGTGAGGATATTATTGAAAGAATAAAAGCTGACTTACATCCCGGCCAACTTGCTTTTGTTGATGACCAAGATACGCAAATCATTGGTCTTTCTGCAGGTTATGGTGCAGGTAAAACCAGAAGCTTATGTGCTAAAGCTGTACAGTTAGCTATTAATAATCAGGGCTTTACAGGTGCAGTTATGGAACCTACTGCACCATTAATAAGAGACATATGGCAAAACGATTTTGAAACTTTCTTAGAAGATTATGGAATCCCATATACACAAAGACAATCTCCACTTCCTGAATATTTATTACATTTGCCAGATGGAGATGCTCGCATATTATGTAGAAGTTTTGAGAACTGGTCTAGAATTATTGGACTAAACCTTGCTTGGGTGCTTGCAGACGAAATAGATACTGTTGCTCCATCCATTGCAGACAGAGCTTTTCCAAGAATACTTGCAAGATTACGTTCTGGAAATCAAAGACAGTTTGGTGTCGCATCAACACCTGAAGGTTTCAGATGGATGTGGAACACTTTTGGAAGTAATGAAGCACAAAAGAAAACAGATCGTAAATTAATAAAAATGAGGACATATGATAATCCACATCTGCCACAAGATTTTATTACAAGATTAGAAGAAAATTACGAAAAAGGATTACTGCAGGCATATTTAAATGGAGAGTTTTGTAATATAACAACAGGACAAGTTTATGATCGCTTCAACCGAACTGTCCATGTCACTGATGCGTTGCCAGATATATCTAACGAACCACTCAGAATCGGACTTGATTTTAATATTGGGAATATGAACGCAGTTATTGGTATTGCTATTGGTGACAAATTACTCGTGGTTGATGAAATAAAAGAATCACATGACACCGACTCAATTGCTCAAGAAATTAAAAGACGCTATCCAGAACAAAAAATCTATGTCTATCCTGATGCGTCAGGTGGAAACAGAAGCACAAACGCTTCGAAAACCGACATCCAAATTTTAGAAAGTTATGGATTTATGAATCAATCACCAGCAGCTAATCCACCTGTACGAGACAGAGTCAACTCAGTACAAAGACTACTTGAAAATGGAAAAGGTCAAGTAAGACTACAAATTCATTCAAGTGCAACTAAATTAATTGAGTGTCTTGAACTTCAAAGTTATACTGAAAAAGGTGAACCTGATAAAGATGCTGGTTATGATCACATGAATGATGCTCTAGGTTACATTACTTGGCGTCTGTTTAATCCATTACATATGGGTGCTGGTCGTAAAACAGGAATTAGGCTTTATTAAGATTATTTATTAGACTAAAGAAAACATTGGAGAAAAATGTACTCAGGTTATAACTATTACAACAGAGAGACAAACTCACAAGGTAGAGAAATAAATGACCCGAATGCTATTTGGTTTCAACAAGAACCTCATTGGATGTTGATAGAAGATCTACTTGGTGGCACATATCAAATGAGAAAGAGACACAGACGATATTTACCACAAGAACCAAGAGAATTAGATGAATCATATGACAACAGACTTGCTAGGTCTGTTTGTCCACCATTTTATTTGCGATTAGAAAGAATGTTAGCTGGTATGTTAACACGAAAACCTGTCAGACTAAACGATACAGCAGATTCAATACGTCAACATTTATTTGATGTTGACTTACAGGGAAATGATCTTAATGTTTGGACT